TTAGCGCGCATCGGGCGGCGGCGTCAAAAGATAACCCAGGCCGCGCACGGTCTGGATGATGTCGCAATCCAGCTTCTTGCGGATGCGGCCGACAAATACTTCGATCGTGTTCGAGTCGCGATCGAAGTCCTGATCGTAAAGATGTTCGACGATTTCGGTGCGCGACACGATGCGCCCGGCATGGTGCATGAGATAGGCGAGCAGCCGATATTCATGCGATGTCATCTTCACCGGCTGGCCATCGACCGAGACGCGGCCAGAGCGCGTGTCGAGCTTGACCGGCCCGCAGGTGAGTTCGCTCTTGGCGTGACCGGCCGAGCGGCGCAGCAGCGCCCGCACGCGCGCCATGACTTCTTCAAGGTGGAAAGGTTTGGCGACATAATCGTCGGCGCCGGCATCGAACGCCTGCACCTTATCGCTCCAGCGATCGCGCGCGGTGAGCATCAGCACCGGCATCGCGCGGCCCGCGCGCCGCCAGGCCTCGAGCACCGCAAGCCCGTCCATTTTCGGCAGGCCGATATCGAGGATCACGGCGTCATAAGGCTCGCTCTCGCCCAGATAGTGCCCTTCCTCGCCATTGAAGGCGCGGTCGACAACATAGCCCGCCGCCGTCAGGGCCGTGGCCAGCTGACGGTTCAGGTCCGGATCATCCTCGACGACAAGAAGGCGCAAAGCGCTCTCCCTTTCTCCCCGCGCGAATGGCGCTCAGGTCGTCATCTATATATGATCCCGGGTGGCGGCGGAAAGCCCCCGCCCGTATCTCAATGTGGCAAGTCGTTAACGGCGCGTCCCGCCTGAAACTTCGCCTCAGGGCTTGCGCAGGGATTTGACGGCCGCGCCAATCCGCCCGGCCAGCGAACCTGGATCCGCGCCCGCCATGGCGCACACTTTTTCGCGCGTGCGCCCGCTGACATAAACGCCAAGCACGCCGAAGCGAAATCCCCAATACGCGACGAACAAACCGCTTCCCGCAATCAAGGCGTTGAGCGGCGCGACATTGCCCATCCACAGCCCGCGCACCAGCACCGCCCACAGCAAGGCGCATTCCACCGTCAGTTCGAGCGCGTAAAGCGGCCGCCACAGGCGCTGCAAAGCATCATCCGCATGAAGTTCCGCGCGCATGGTTTCGTGGGTCTGGACAAGGGCGGCGCGCGCCGTTTCGCTTTCGGCTTGCATCAGCGCAATCCATTGGGCTTCGGCCTGCGCGACTTGCGCGGCATTCGCTTGCGGCAATGTGGTTTGCACGGCATCGGGCGTCGGCGATGGCGCGCCCAGCACATCGGCAAGTATCTTGCCCGCGGCTTCGCCGAGCGGTCCACCCAGCGCGGCCCCAAGCACAGGCGCACCAAGACCGATCACCTGTCTGGTCAATTCATTCCAGTTCATGACCGCCTCGTTGAGGGTGATGCGCCGCGCCTGCGCAGCAGGCGTTTGAGGAGCAGCACAAAGGCCGTCAGCGCCCTGCCCGCCCGCGACGTTGATAAGGGCCTTTGATCCGGCGCGAGTACAGACGGTGCCGCGGTGGACGGCAATGCCCGCGCCATCGTCAATGCGCGCACTTCCACTTCACGTACACGGCGCGACCAGCCGCGCCCGAACACCGGCCAGGTTTTCAAGCGCTGCAAAAATGCGAGCCGCTCGGCGCATATCGCGCGAATGAGCGGCGCGGCGTCTTTCTGCGCGGCAAGCGTGATGATGTCGCGCGTGATGCGCCCCGACGCATCGTTTATGCCGAGCACCTGCCGCAACACGCGGCCCGCGCGCTGGACGCCCGAATTGACGCCATAATCGAACACGCAATAATCAAGCCCGGTCGGCAATTCGTCGCATTTCAATGCCTGCCAGTAGCGCGTGCGATAAATGTCGCCCGCCACGCTCACCGGCATGGACGCGACATCCTTCGCACCGGCATCTGCTTTCCAGTAGCGGCGCGCATCGGCAAGCGTAATGCCCCAATTGGTCGGCCCACCCGGATCGTCCGGATGGTTGGTGTAGCCGCCTTCATGGATCAGCAACGCTTTCAGCGCGGCGTCGAACGTGCCCTGCGCCATGTCACCACCACAACGCGACGAGAAGCGAGAGCGTCCACGCCGCGAGCGCAAGATAGGGATGCGCGGCGATGACCTGTGCCGCGAAGGCAAAAGGCCGCGCCGCAAGAAGCATGTATCTGGTGACATTCTCAAGCATCGTCATCTCCATGAAAAAGCCGCCCGAAGGCGGCGCGTGTACGATCAAAGATCAGCGCTCACAGCGTCAGCACGCGCTCCGTCACGAAGCCGCGCCCGACCGTTTCCGAAATTTGCGCCACGCGCAGATGCAGGCTCGATTGCAACGCGCCGAAATCGGCAATCTGCTGCGCGGCGGTGTAAATCGCCGTTGGCGCAGTCGCCTCGATGGTGCGCACAACACTCGCGCCGTTCATGATGTCGAGTGCATAAGCCTCGCTGCTTTCGCCGAGCGGCACCTCGCCCACCCATGAATCGCCATCGCGGCGCGTGCGCCGGATCCACGACACATGCAGATCGCTCCCGCTTTGCCGCACTTTGATATGGACCGGCGCCAGCGGCATCAACGCATTGGCTTGCGGCGTCACGCTCAACGCAATCGCCGATGAATCGTCATAACCGCGGCCCGCCGCCACGAAGCGTAAATTCGCATCGCGCTCCAGTTCGTCAAGGCCGCTCAGGAGCGGCACGACCTGCGCATCGAGCACAACAAATCGCGCGCCGGCCGGCAACAAAGCCGCCATCGCATGTTCGGTGCCGGCTTGCGCGCGTAGCAACAGCGAAAGTTCGTATGTATTTTCATCCACCAATTCCGCGTTGGCGAATTGCAGCACTTCCCACGCGCCGTTTTCATGCTGAACCGCAGCGCTGTTCGCGCCTGCGAGCACCTGCTCGCGCGTCGTCGCGCTCAGCATGCCGCCATAAAGCTGAACACGCACGCGATGCGCCAGATCCCATCGACTGGCTGGGCCTGTCGGCAGATCGTCAAGCGTTTCCCCCATGATGGCAGGCGCAAGCACGCTCATCTGCCGCGCATAACTCAAGCCGTCGATCGAGCGCCACACCGCGACCTGCCCCGGCCACGGCGACGCAGTCACCGCAATGCGCGTCAGCACCGGCGGATCGCTCGCATCGAGCGTCGGCAAATCCATCGGCCACGCCTGCACCGGACCCAGTGCGGGCGGAATCGACGAAGCCGCGCGCCGGGCTTGCACCAGCGGCAAATCGAAAATCTCCGGATCGATGCTGCGCGCCTTGATCGCACGGCTTTCGGTATCGACGATATCGAGCACCTCGAACAAGCGGCGCCGATCGTTCAGCGTTAGCGCAACGACATCGCCAGGCGTCAACGCAAGTGCGCTGGGCGGCAAGGCAAAGCTGGCGCTCTCGCGCCCCGCCCACAAATCCTGCAAAAAGATTTCCGCGCGGCGCGCCGCGCTCGAATCTTCGGTGACGATTGCAAATTCATTGCTCAATGCATTGACTGATGCACCGACAAGCCGCCGCGATGTCGCAGCGGCGCGGCGATAATCGGCGCCCTCATCCGTGAAACCGAATGTCACCTCGCGCGGCAATTCGCTTTCTTGCGCGCGCGTCAGCTTGGCCAACGCACCGCGCGAGGGCTGCACCAGATCATCCTCGGTCAATTCGATAACGGGCGCGCCGCCGCGCGGCACGAAAGCCACTTGCCCATCGCGGCCAAGCGCATTGAACGCATAAGCCTGCGACAACGGCTCCAGCATCGCGCGCGGGGTCATCGGCCGGTCGACGACATAACCTGAAGGACCATCGCCAAGCTCATCGCTCGCGATGTCGCTCACGCCGCAATCCGCAAGCACCGTATCGACCAGCGCATTGAGCGGCGCGCCGCCATAGCGGCCCGTCAGCCAATGGCCCGTTTCCCAATTCGCGACATCGCCCCACACATCAGCCGCCGCCGGAAAAATCGGATACGGTCGCGCGTCCCATGTCCACAAATGCACCGCCGACGCATCCACCATGCGCCCGCCATAAATGTTCGACACCGGATTGGTGGCGTCATTCGCGCCAAGCGCAACATCGAATGCGCTCAACATGGTTTCGAGATAACGGCGCTGAATGAGATCGTCGCGCTTGCCGTTGGAAAAGTAAGGCAGCCCGGCCTCCGACGATTTTGCATCGGGAAAAACGCTTGGCTGGTTGGCACCTTTATCGACAGCCGGACAACCCGTTTCCGTGAGCCAGATCGGCTTCGATTGCGGCACCCATGCGGTGGATGACGCAAGCTCAACACCGCCGACCCGCTCGATATGCGCGCGCGACCAGAAATTCCAGATATCTTTTGCGCGATAGATCCACGGCTTGTTCAAGCCGTCGGTGATCGGCGTGCGATCCTGCGCAATGCGCGCATCAACATCGGCATAATACCAATCATACGCTTCGCCGCCTTGCAGGTTCGCGGCAAGATACGCGCGATCATAAGACGATCCGTAAGACGCATCGGCATGGCCCGCCTCGATGCGCCAATCGGAAAGCGGCGGATAATAATCGATGCCGATCGCATCGATATGCGGCGAGGCCCATAATGGATCGAGCGGAAAGCGCACCTCTTGCGCATTCGCATCGACAACATGCGCGCCATATTCGCTCCAGTCGGCGCCATAGGTCACGACAGTCTCGCTGCCGACGATGGCTTTGACATCGCCCGCCAGCGTCACCAGCGCATCGACAGCCGGATAAACGCCCGGCGCCGCGCGCACGCGCGTGAGGCCCTTCAATTCAGAACCGATCAGAAACGCATCGACGCCGCCCGCTTCGACCGCGAGTTGCGCATAATGCAGCACCATGCGCCGATACGACCAATCGCTTGCGCCGCTGCCGCTGAAGAAGGCGCCTATCTGCGTTGCCGCCGTTGCCGTTCCATCAGGCGTGCCCGCAACGCCCGGCGCCGGATCGCATGTGATACGCCCGCGCCATGGATAGACCGGCTGCGACGACGCGCCGCTCCAGGGATCGGAAAGCGTATTGCCTGCCGCAATATCCATCATCAGGAATGGATAGAGCGTGATCTTGATGCCGCGCGCTTTCAATTCCGCAATGAGATGCTTGACGCTGTTGTCGGACGGCGTGCCGCCATAAGCAGCGCGGCCATCGACCTGCGACACCAGCCGCGCTTGCGCGCGCGAAAGGCCGGCCACCGACCAGGTGCCGCCATGCGTTTTCTTCTCCGCATTGTCGATGCCGGGACGCACCTTGCAATGCTGCGCGCGCAGATCGTCGCCGAACCAGCCGACCACAATCGCGACGCGCTCGATATTGGGGCAAATCGCCTGCAAATCGTCGAGCGAGGCCATTACGTCGGAAGCGCCGTGCGCGACGTGACGATTTTCCGCGCCATATTTCGCCGGGCCCAGAACCTGCACGATTGTATCCGGCTCATAACCGAATTCGGTCGTGCCGGGGATCAGCGTCACGGCACGCGTCATGCGCTCGACAGCGCCGATCGGACGGACGATTTCAAACGACAATTGCGGAATGCGATTGCCGAAATTCTCAAGCGCGAGGCGCTCGAACACGACATAGGCAAGATCGCGATAAGCGGGCGCATTGGCCGCGCCTTCCTTCGCGACGATCAACGGATCGGGCGCTTGATCGGACGAGCCGCGATGCACGCGCATCGTCACATTGGTGAGATCAAGCAATTTGCCGTCCGCCCAGATGCGGGCGATCGAACCGATTTCGCCCTCGCAAAGGCCAACCGCAAAATTCGCGAAGTAGGAATATGTCGTCGTCGTTGTCGATGGGCGCAAACCGCCCTTGCCGCCCGACGTCTCGTTGCGGCGCGTAACGACTTCTTCAAGCTGCGTCGCCCAGATGACCTGCCCCGATATCCGCGCACGGCCATAGACGCGCGCAATCGGCGCGCCTTCCGTCGATGTCATCACATCGAGATCGGACAGACGCGGCCCTGTGCGCGAACGCGGTCCCGCGCCAAACACCGCTTGATCGATGACGTAACCCGCAAGCGCGCCCGCGATGCGCCCGGCGAACATGCCGACAGGGCCAAGCAAACTGCCCGCCGCCGCACCCGCAACTGAAAGAACCAGCGTTGCCATCACGAATCCATTTCATCGTCAACAAGACCGGGAAAGCGAAACACATAAGCCAGTCGCCGCCGCCACCATGGGATGAGCGCGACTTCGCACACGGCCGCGCCGTCATGCGCGTGGATCATCGTCTCCGGCGTGGCGACGATGGCGCAATGTTTGGCGACGCTTGCCGCATTCCAGCGAAACAACACGACATCGCCAGGGCGAAAGACGCGATTCTCCACTGGAACGAGATGACGCAACGCTGCGTCTGCCAGCGTCTCAATGCCCTGCGCCTCGGCCCAATCCGGCGCATAAGGCGGCGGCTGTTCCGGCTCACACCCCATCACCTCGCACCACACGCCGCGCACGAGGCCCAGACAATCGGCGCCGATATGTTTGCGTGATGCCTGATGCCGATATGGCGTACCGATCCAGCCGCGCGCCGCAGCTACGATCCGCGCGCGCGTAAGTGTTTGTGCCGTCATCCTGCCGACCCATCCTGCCGCGATTGACCATTGTTGCCCGGCTCGCCCGCGACCGGATACGACATCACGAAATCATTGCCGGGAATGTGCGGGAAGCCGCGAAAATTGCTGCCGTTGGCGAAGCGATCGCGGCAGGTGGAGAAATATTTGTCGCACCCCGCCGTCACGACGAATGTATCGCCCGGCGCAATTGGTTCGCTCATCGCCTGCCATAAAATGATCTGCACGCGATCGTTTTCGATGCGATGCTGCTTGACTTCCATGGCGCCCCCCGTATTCGCGCCACTCGTCCATTCGATTTGCCCGCCGGTGAACCAGCCATCCGCGAAACCATCAAGCCCGCTTGCGATGATCAGCGATGTCCCGCCAAGCGACGTCACGCCGCCGGCGCCGCGCAAGGAGCTTTGCGCGAGATCGACGCCGCATCGCGCATCGCCAAGATCCGCCAGGCATCGCGCCGTATAACGACGCCCGCTCTCCTGCGCGAGCCGATCCGCCAGGCCGCGCAATTCAGCATTGAAGGCCCGCCCTTCGCGCGAGACTTCGCCAAGATTGCCGCGCGTCATCAGCACCTGAAGATCGGGCTCCATCCAATCGACAAGATAGATGTCGATCTCCGCTGCGTCGTAAAGACCCGCAGCCAGATCGGCCTCCGACAACGCATCGTCGTCGAGAGCGCCGGCGATCTCGCCGCCATCGACCGCGAAACCTAGCTTGCTGCTCGCCTCGGATGCCGCAAGGCCCGCACGCGCGCGGCACGTCACCGCGCCGATCGCAAGATCCTCGTCATGATCGGTAAAGCCGAGCCTGACGCCATCGCGGCGCGTCACGATCCAGCATCGGCATAATGTTGTGACGCCGCCGGCAAGACGCGCCGCCAGCGTCGCGGGAAGTGTGCGCATGATTCACACCTTGATTTCGATGACGGGAATTTTCGGGATAGCGCCAGCGCTGAAAGCCGACAGATCGACTTCGAGATAATCCGTATCGAAGCGCACCGGCACATCGAACATGAATCCGGCGGTGACGCTCGCTCCGCTTGCCGGCGCATGACCCGCGAGAAATGTAACGATGCCGCTCGTCGTATCGCAGGTGAATGCCGTGCCATCCGCAACTTCCACGCCGCCAACCGCGACACGCACGCTGCCCGGCACTGGCTTGACGATCGGGCGCTCATAGGGCGCATACAATTCGCCATACGTTTTGGTGAGTTGAAAAGCCGCACGCACACCATCACCGACGCCGATGACCTGATCGAGCGGGCCAGGCGCCGTATCGTTTTGCGACGAGCGATGATCGAGACGATCGCGCCAGCGAAAGCCATACAATTGCCCGCGCCGCTCTTCAAAAAATGCAACCACCTGCGCCAGCGCCGCATGTGTCTTCACGCCGTAACCCGCATCGAACCGACGACGCGAATGCGCCCAGCGCGCATTGCGCTCCTCGCGCCCCGATCCGAGTGCGACAATATCGGTGCGCCGCTCCGGCCCGCCAGCGCTCTTGAGCGCGACATCAAGCGGGAACAGCACTTCGTGAAAGCCATCGCTCATCGAGGCACTCCTTATAACGAGCGCTGCCCGCGCGCCACCGCACGCGCGATCTGGCTCGTGACAAAACTTTCCGAACGGCGAAAGCTCTCCGCGTCGGGCGTCGCGATGTTGATGGTGATCGACGGCGCTCCGCCGCCCTGTGCCGCAACCCCCAGGCGCCCGTCAGGGCCGCGCTTGAGCGGCATGATCGCTTCCGGTCCCGCCTCGCCTGCAAGCCCGACGCCGCCCGCAATCGGAAAATACGTCGGCGTGCCGATGACGCCGCCGCTGGCGAACGGCTTCACGGCCCCCGTCGCCGCCGCCAATGAAATGCCGGAACCGGAAAAATTGAACAGCCCTGAAAAAATGCTTTCCAACCCGCTCGAAAGCGCACGCTCAAGTGGACGAAACGCAATCTTGAGCGCGATGTCGGAAAGCCTTAGGCCCAGCGACTTGAGCACATCGTCAAATTGCTTGCCACCCACGATCGACATCGAGAAAGCGCGCGTCATCGCACTCGAAAACGATTTTGCACCCAATTCGAGATCGCGCGTTTTGAGCTGCAATTCATCGAGCAATTGCGAATCCGTGTTATCGCTCGTCGCATTATCTTCTGCCATGTGTCGGCCCTCGCTGATCAGGAAAGCGTTCGTGTAAAGCGTCAAACACAGCGCGCGGCATCGGCTCAGCCCCGCCGCCATGCGCTCTCAAAGCCAACGCCAGCTCGCGCGGCGTCATGCGCCAGAACGCATCCGGCGACAACCGCAACACGCCGATGCCAAAGCCGATCGCGTCATCCCACGGGAACGGTTTCACGCCCCACCCTCGCGCGAGAATCCGAATGTCACGGCGATCAGTTCGGCTGCGACATTAACGAAATCAACAGCGCCACCGGGTGACGCAAGCCGCGCCACATCGTCATCGCTGATAATCTCGCCCGCGCCGCGCAAGCCAGCGCCGATGATCCGCACAAGATCGCGCGCCGACACGCGCCCACTCGCAAAACGCTCGGCCAGCGCAGTCAAATCATGCGCGCCGAATGTGTGTTCGAGTTCAGCCAGAGCGCCAAGCGTCAGCACAAGGCGCCGTTTGCGCCCGCCAAGTTCGGCATCAACTTCACCGCGATGACGATTGGCCATGGCGGTCACGCTGCAACAAAGCTGATCGCACCGGCCGATTCCATCGACATGTCGAACGTGACTTCGCCATTATGCTCACCGGAAAATTCGATGCTCGAAATCTGGAATGCGCCCTCCAGCGTTCCAAAATCGGGAATGATGATCTGGCACGTCGCCAATTCGCCATCGAAGAAAATCTGCCGCATGCGCTCGTCCGATGCCGCATCCTTAAAAATGCCACGGCCCGACAGCGATGCGCGCTTGATGCCAGCGCCCGCAAGCAATTCGCGCCAGCGGCCTGACGATTCCGCATGCGTAATGTCCACCGTCTCGGCGTTGAACGCGATCTTGCGCGTGCGCATGCCGGCAATCGTGATGAAATTGCTGCCGTCGTAAATTTTCACGAGCAGGTCTTTGCCCTTCTGAGCACCCATCAGTATCTCCTATTGCGGTTCGGTAATGGCGCGAAAGCGAATGATCGCGTGATAGGTGCGGCCATCGTTCTCACGACGGACATCGGCAAGCGCGAAGCGCAGATTGACGAGGCGGTGCGCATCGAGCACAAGCGGCGCGTCGTCAAGAACATTGAGGATGGCGCCGGCAATCAGATGCGCCTCGCGATGTCCGCCCTGACGCGACCACGCATGCAGCGTCAATTGATGTTCTTCCGTTTCGCCATCGTCTCCTGAAGCGCCATTGATGCGCGCCTCACCCAATGTAACAAACGGAAATGCAGGATTGCGCGGCACGTCATCATAAACACGCGCTCCGCCAAGAATGGTATTGAGCGCGGAATCGTTTTTCAGCGCGCCGAAAACCGAGGCGCGCAAGGTCGAGCTGGCACTGAGCATGATTGTATCCGCCGATTAAGCTATGCGCTCTTGCGCGTCGACTTCGATGAAGCGCCCATCCTCAATGTCGCGATATGCAACAATGCGGAAGATCCGCGCTGCCAGACGAAATCGATGCGCCGTCGTGAACGTAACGCCGCCGCGCAAAGTCATGCGATGCGTAATGGTCGCGCCCTGCCCATCAGCTTCAACGCCGCCCTGCGCGCGCAAAGACTCGAGTCGCGCCCAAAGAACGGAGACATCCTGATAATCGCGCGTGAAACCGCCCTGATCGTCCGGCGTTTCCATCGGCGCCTGCAAAACAAGCCGCGTTCTTAAATCGCCTGGCTGAATCATAGCGACACCACGCGATAAGCGGTGAGCATGGCGTTCACGCTGGCCGGCATCAGAGCGACATTATGCCCGACGACAGCAAGCCCGCGATTTTCATACCAATGCGCCACGAGATGACGCACTGCCTGACGCAGCGGCGCAGGCACATCCTCCGCCTGATCGCCAAAACCGATCACCACATCCATTTCGATGCCGGCTTTGGCGCGCCCCGGCTGCGGCAATGAAAATGCCGGCGCGCAAATCTCGCTTGTCGCGAGATCGGCAACGAAGACGCCCGGATCGATATCGATCGCGCTGTGCTCTCCGTCATAAACGCGCGCCGCGCTCACACTCTGCACTGGCGCGGGAACGACACGGACAACGCCATTTGCAGGCCATGCGTCGCGCACGAGGCGCCACGTCTGCGTGATCAACGCCGTGCGCGTATGCGATTCGATATAGCCGCGCGCTGCACCGATGATCGAGAGAATGACATCATCATCGTCATCGTGCTCGACCCGTAAAAATTTTTTGGCATCCGCCAGCGACAAGGGTTCGCTCGCGGGAGGATTGATCAAAACGGCAGGCAT